TTCCATTTACAATTGCAGAACCAGAACTAATACTTACTGTTCCTGTTATAGCTGTAAATGTATCTTTATTAATTTGATAATATGATGTACCTGTAGTGCTATAATATAAATTAGAACCTTGTGCTACAAGTACTCCATCATTGTATTGTGCAATACCATGAATTAAATCTGCTGAATTTCCAGAAGGAACAACTGCACTAGTAGTTCCCCATTTTTGATAACCACTTATTCTTCTATAACCACCAGTAGTTGATGATTCAAAATTTTGTAATTTAGTTGCAGCTCCAGGAGTTCTAAATAAAGCATGTGAACTTGAAATTAAATCCAAGCCACCTTGTACAGTAATGGAAGCTCCTTGAGTCGGCATGTGTTATCCTATTAAATAAATACTCGTCTATCATCTTCCACATATTTAGGTTGTGGAGCATTTAGTTGTTCAATCATTTTATTTAAACCTTTTTTATATTCATCTAAAGCTAATTGTGATTGTGCTATATTATCTTTAAATTGATAAATATAATATCTTGCTCTAGCTAATAATACAGGTTTATATTGTTCTGGAAATAAAATAACGTCAGTATCGTTTGATAATTCTGAAGGTCTATCAAAAGCATTAAAATAAATTCTATATACACCATCTGGAATAGGAGATAATCCAAATCTTCTTCCATCTTCACTTCTTATAATTCTTTGAGGAACTCCATAAAGTTGTGTTGTTGCTTTATCTTGCTCTTCACTTTGTGCATAGAAATTCTTCCAAGTTTCTAAAGTTACAAATGGCAATTTATCAATTTTATATGGAGAAGTTTTTCCAGCAACACCTTCTTCAGTTAATGTAAAACTATCCCAATCAACATTAGAATAATCTGTATCAACACTTGCTGAACCTGATTTTAATAAATACCATCTAGTACCTGCTACAGTTTCTATATAAGTATTACCATTATAATTATTTTGTGGAGATGAAGTTGTTAACCAAGACCATGTATCTTGTGCATCAACAATATCAAAGTAAGCTCTGTTAACAGAATTAGCTACAAATTTTTGTATTGCAACAGCACCAGCTATACTTGTAAGTTCTGGTTCATTAATTTCAACTAACAGGTCGTTAGTCATTGATAAATAAGTTTTAGCCATTTAACAGTTCCATGCTCTTAATGATTTATTAATTCTTGAATTAGGGTCTCTTGCAGTTTTAGCAGAAGTTAATTTCTTTTTCATGCCACGCATTCTTGCACAAAAAGATTTTCTTCTTCCTGCATCTTTTTTATTTTTAGGATTGGGAGCAGGTGGTTGAAGATTTCTTTTCTTTCCAGTCTTAGTTCGACCTTTATTGTAAGATGCTCTACCCTTTGCGTTTAAACCACCTTTAGGGTCTTTACCCTCTTTACGAGTCCAAGCAGGTGAAGACAATAATCCCATTTAAAATTACTTTTTCTTTTTAGATAGCATACCACCATACATCATTTTCTTTTTATCAGATGCTTTAGCATGTACTTTGCCACCATGTTTATATTTACCTTTGTTTACTACTTTGCCACCTGGCATTGCTTTTTTCATTGGCATAAAAAATTCCTTTTATTAATTAATGATATAGTAGGGGATATTTCTACCCCCTACCATAATGATTAGTATTAGTCTATAACGTAAATAATTTTACCTACTACGTCATCTCTTAGTACTTTTCTACCCCATACCATTAGACCTCTAACGATATCGCTAAATGTAGCAGTATCTCTAATAGTTTCTACTTTGTTCATTGCTGAAGCAGCAGAAACGCCAGAAATATGCCCAAATAAAGCTACAGGCTGCGTAGCAGTACCTGCTGGTGAAGCACCAGTTAAGTCGTTAGTTGGTAAGTTGTTAGATTTGTACATTGAGAAGCCTCTAAGTAATCCAGACGCTACCAAACCATTTCTAATTGAACCTTGACCTGCGTTGAAGTCAACAGTTAATAATTTAGAAGCTGTGTTTGATAATACGTTGTACCACTCAGGAGCTGCCACAAACCATCTTCCTTCTTCAGGTGCATTGTTTTCGTCTAACTCTTTTGCAGCTAAAGACATTTGGTTTAATGGGTCAACTTCTCCAGAACCAAATCCAATATCAATTGGAACTGATGTCGTTCCCATTCCAGTTGTAACAGCAGCACCTGCAGAAATTGCAGCCATGATGTTAGCATCCATTGCATCTCTTAGCTTGTAAGCAGCGTTATCTGATGCAACAGCTTGGAAGTTAACGTGAGAGAATCTCTTCTCTAAGTCATCCAATTTGAATGCGAAAGACTTAGCTTGGTCAATTGTAAGAACAAGCTCTTGGTCTGTTAAGTTAGTAGATGATACAGCTAGACCTCTAGTGTAATCATTTACAGTTATTTGAGGCTCTTTAATGATATTTACTGTATCACCAAAGCCAGATATTTCACCCATATAGTCTGTGTTACAGATTGCTTCTGCAACGGCAGCTTTTCTAAGGGCTATTTGTACTTTTTTGGAATAGACTTCAGGAATAAAAAACCCATTTGTTTGACCTGCAACACCTAATCCAAAGTTATATGTAGAACCACCAGCGAATTTTGCCATAGTTATACTCCTTTTAGTTATTGGTTAATAAAAAAATAAGATAAAATTATTCTATAATTCTACCTTCTCGTTGAGCTTTAAGAATATCTTTTTCATATTCCATAAACTCTTCATCCGACATTTTAGCAATGTCAGACCGCTTGAAGAATTTTTCATTAGATTGCGGGATTTGTACTTGTTCGTTTGTTTTAACTAGCAAGTCTGCACCAGCACTCCTTTGTTGTTTCTTCACAGTTTTTTTATCTAATCCAAGTCCTCGGTCTTTCTTATACAGGTCAATAGCTCTTGCAGCAAGTTTACCATCAGAGTTATTTTCATATATCCATTTTTTAATTTCCATTGGTTGAGCATCTGCCCACTCATGAAAATCATCTGACTCTTTTATTTGGTCAAAGTCTGGATGATATTTAGAAAGTTCTAATAATGCTTCACGTTCTTGTAAAGTCTTATTAGTTTTCTTTAACTCATTTAGTTCTTCTTGCATAGTCTTAATTTGATTTGAAGACTGCAAGTGAGATACAGTTTCCACAACGCCATATATATCAGGATAATCATTCTTAAAAGCTTCAAGCTCTTCAGCTGATTTAGGTGGTGTATATTTAGGAGCATTTTCTCTTAATTGTGTTTTAAGGTCATACTCCCTACTATTCCATTCACCTAGTTTCCTGTCATAGTATCGTTTAAGGTCATCGTATCTTTTTTTATAATCAACCTTTGTATAAGGATTTGATTCAACATTTAATGCAGAATCTTGAACCTTATCCATAGTTGCTGTAGTATCTTCGGTAGAATCTTCTGGGTTGCTGTTTTCAGCAGTAGCAGTTGACTCATCTCTGTTACTATCAGGGTTTGGCACATACAAACCTGTGTCAGCATTTTGAAGAGGCTTCGGCATTACATTTTCTGTATGCCAAGACTTTCTCATGTTGTACGGGTTTGCTGCGACTTTTTTTAGTCCTTCTTCGTTTTGATTACTCATTTGTCCTCCTTTAGGGCTTCACTTAACTGAAGGTAGCTAAGGTAGGTATTATATTAAAAACGAAACTACAAGGGCTTACAATAATAATTTATTATAAGGTAGCTTGTCTATCCGTAGAGTTACCTCTCTCTACAAATTCTATTATGCCATCTCTTGTTGAGAGGCTTGATTTTCTATACCAGCATCGTAAGCTTCTTCTGCTTGTTTCATCATCTTTCTTAATTTGTCTACACCAATATGCTTAACTGCTTTTGCTGTAAATACAAATTCTCCATCTGATAATAATGCTGGAATGGAGTCAGAAGTTCCTGTTCCTGGTCCTTCTACTTCTCCTTCTTCTGTAAATTCTGTTGCAACTATTTTTGGTAAAATAGATTCTAATTCTGGATGCATTTCAATTGCATCATCTAAAACTTTTTCTTCTTCTTCTGATAAAGCAGATGTATCAATGATAGCATCAAAGTTGCTCATATCTTCATCTTCCATTTCATCTTCCATAGGTTCTTCATCCATACCCATAGGTTCTAATAAAGATTGTTCATCTTCCATATTCATTTCTTCTTTTGGCATTTCTTCCACAATATCTCCTTTTGCATAAGCTCTATAGTCAGGTCTTCTATCATACTTACCTTGTTCGATACCAACCATACCACCTAATGCCATTTCTGTTTTTTGTTTTATTGATTTAGCTGCTTTGTATTCTTCTAATTCTTTTTCTTGTTGTTCTGTTAAAGGTAATCCAGAATCTTGCATAGCTTCAAGCTGTTGCATTTTTTTCATTTCAAGAATTTCACGTGCAGATAATCCTGCATCTTCAAATTTTAATCTACCTAACATACCACCTTTATTTAATCTTGTTCTTTCTGGAGATAAAATTCTTGATGGCATTCCTTCTCTAGCTGAAGTAGGAGTACTTACATCATAAGGTGAAATAGTATTTTCTTTATCTATATCTTGTGAAGCAATGTAAGGTGGTTTAGACATAAGTCCACCTGTAGCCATTTTTATTAGTTTATATTTTTTCATTAGTTTCTCCAAATATTAATATTATAGCAATTGAATATTCATTAGTCAACAGCTAATTTAGTATATCTTTAACTTGGTATTTTAGGTTCTTCAACTTGTCCAGTAAATTCCATCTGCCCTGGCATTGGTGTATTACCAGGTCCGATTGTGCCTTCGCCATTTCCTGGGAAGTTTGCTCCTGTAGCTTGTTCAGGTACTGTTCCATCACTTGCCATTGCTCCGAGTTGACCAGGGAGAGGAGCTTCATTGCTATTTCTTTTGTTAACATTTTGTAGTCCTATTATTTTAGCATATATTTCTGCTTCATCTTTTGTATTCATAATTTCTTCAGGGTCTAAGTCTAAAGAGAATGCCAACTCTTTAATAACTTCAGACATTCGTACAAAAGGTGCGATAGCTGGATTCTGTACAGTTTGTAAGAACATAGTTAGTCTTTGACTTCTAACTTCTTTCTTCATTAAACTAGAAGAACCAGTTGCCTTAATTTCTAAATCACCATGTATTGGTAAATCACCTTCATAGAATTGCATGTTCCATTGAAACATTGCTTGTCCTAAAGGTTTGATTAATTGGTCATCAATATTTTTAATTACTGTTTTAATATTTAATGATGCTGCTCCCATTAACATTGACATACCAGAAGCTGTTCTTGTCATTGACTGAACACCAGTTTGTCCATGTGAATAAGAAGGTAATCCTGTTGATTCATCTGCAAGTTGTCTAAACTTATCAAACATTTGCATATTCTCAACTGCAGTATTTGGAAACTTTAATCCATAAATAGATTGACCAGGTACACCTGATTGTCTTTTAAATATTTTACCAGGATGTATTTCCATAGTTTGATTTGATGATAAAGCTGATTCATCAACATCAAATACTAAGTTACCTGCTAATGCTAAGTTATCAATTGCCATTCTTGCATGACCATTCATAATCTGTTGAGCATCATCCATATTTTCTGGAACACCTATACCAAAAAATGTATATGGATTTTTTTCATACACAAAAGATTGATAAGGAACTCTAAAAGGTTTAAATGGATTTTCTACTATTCGAAGTAGTTTACCTCTATGTGTCCAAATATTAACTTGAACTTCAGCATCGTCAGCAATATCCTCATCAATATCTAAACCTTCTTCTCTAGCTATTGATGCTTGTATTGTTCCCCAGTATTCTAATACTTCATATCTGTTATGAGTAATATCAGGGTAATGACTTCTTTCTAAATCAATATCTGTTTCCCATTCTTTTTTAGAATAGTTAGCACCCATCTTAATACATTCTAAAATTTTTTGTCTGCTAAAGAATGGTCTGTTTGCTAAATCTAAAAATTGATGTCTATTTAATCTATGTCGTTGGATAATATATTCTGCTTCATCCATTGTTCTTGCATTAGGGTCTGGATAAAAATCCCATATGCTAACAAATTCTATTTTAGGAACTTTAACAATTTCAGGTACATACTCTCTTGCATTACCATTACCTGATTTAGTATACTTGTGTAAAGTTTTATTATAAGTAAAAGGTCCTTTAATAATTCCTGTTCCTAATAAACAAGCTTCAAAGATTGCATTTCGTAATGCAATGCTTCCATCTGATTCATCTATTTGGTCATGAATTAATTTTTCTAATCTTCTTGCAATAATCTGTGCAGGTTTAATTTGTGGAAACTCAGGAGATGGTGCTGGGCCTTTAGTTAAATTTGCATCACCATATTCTTCCTCTAAGTCTCCTAATTGTAATTCTTGTAAAGAAGCAAATGTTGCACCCTTTGGTAATTCTCTACCATCACCAGGATAACCTATTCCAATTGGAGAAGGTTCTCTTGTAACTTCCATATTCCCTTCAACACCAGGAGTAGGATTTTTATTTTCATCACCTTGAGTTTCTTTTAATGGATTTAAATGTGCGTACTCAGCAACTCCTTCTGGTACTCTTGTTTCTTGAATTGTTAAAGGAAATTTATTTGCTCCAAACAAAACATCAATTAATTGTCCGTAAGCAGCAAGAACTTTTGTTTTAGTTACTTTAACAAATACTCTTGACTTTTCGTTTTCTCTAAATTTAATATCTTTGTAATATTTACCTCGATAATTATGATACGCTTGTAACCATCTTAGTTCATCATCTCGTCTAGTATTTTCACACTCTTGAAATTTAGCTTGAACAGTTCCAACTAAAGCCGAAACATCTTTTTCATTTTTCATTTCATCTTCCTGATTAGGAATAGATGTTTCTAAATTCTTATCTCCATAAGTAGCCATAAATCACCTTTATTAATTTATATGTATATTACTAATAATACACATTTATTCTTAATTTGTCAACTAATTTTCTTAATATCTATAATAACATTATTAGGTATAATAGTTATGTTTCCAACTTCTTCGATAGTTCCTTCCTTATCTGAGGAATAGTCAGAGAATATTCTAGTAATACCCTTGGCTTGAGATAACAAATGACCTTTAGTATAACAGACTGGTAAGGTCATTGTTAATGCTTCTTTAATAGAAGACCATGAACTATCACTACAAATATCAAGCCATTTAACTTCTACTAATGGATATTTCTCTATATCTGTTTTAGCTTTTTTATTTACCTTAATTTTTTTCTTTATCATCTTTACGCCTATCCTCATCGTTTCTAGCTTTACCATAAGGTTTAAATTCTCCGTTACCACTAACGCTTGAGTCTTTAGCCCATTCAGTAAACTGGTCTTTTGTTCCATTGTTATCTGAGTATCTAAATATATTTATTTTAAATACTTGTTCTAAATCTTTATTTGTTCTAAGATAATTATCTAAATTATCATAGCTCATGTATTCGTCAAATTCTTCTTCTGTTTTTTTATTTTTAAATGTGTATAGTGGCATATTAATATCCAAATGTTGGGTCTACTGGAGTCCATCGTTTTATTGTTGTCATTTCATCCCAGACACTTCTGCTTCTTGGTCTAGACATAATTAAATATCTTAATGCATCATAAGCATGGTCTGAAGCTTTTGTATCTACATCCTCTGGTTTATTTGGGTCTAAAGGTATAGATTGTATTTCTCTGATAAGGTTAGGACATGATTTAAATATTTGTAACTTAGGTCTACCATTATCATTTAATTTTAATCTTTCATGTATTTGAATCTTACCTTGTATTCTGTTCTTATCTGCTCTTCTAAGTTTATGTCCAGCTCTAGATAATACTTCACCTACTGTCGGCCCTGTTGTGCCAGTTCTTGCCCAAGCTGCCCAGTCTAATACTCCCTGCACAGATAACTTTTCTTCTTTTTCAAATTCATAAATTTTTTTAGCAAGGTCTTCACCTGTTAAACCTTTTTGATATAATTCTCTGTAGATGATTAATGTTTCATCTGTTGGGTCAATTGCTCCCCAAACAACTGCAGACTCTGCTGCATAACCATAGTCAATTCCTTTTACTCTTTCCCATGTTCTAGGTATTTCAAAAGGGTCAATGCAATGAGTATCATAATCAAACTCAGTAAAGGCTGCACCTTCTGCAACATCCCAGTTACCTTCTAATAATTGTTTTCTTTGTACAGCAGGTAATGATTGTAACATCTGTTCATACTTACCATCTGCTGCAAGGTATGGATTATCTTCTAATCTTGCTGGAATAAATCTTCTAGTTATTTTATCTTGTCCAATAAAAGATTCATTAGGTGGTGCTGGGTCTAGATACCTTTTCTTAACCCAATAACCACCAACTCCTCCAGGGTTTGCAGTACACCGAATGTAGCATTTTATATCATTGTTTGTTGTTCTCAATCGTGACTGCAAATATTGAAGAGGAAATTCTGTTGGATACTGTGTTAGCTCATCAATTCCTATCCATGTATAGGATTGACCTTGGTATCTATAAACATCAGCATCTCTATCAAGATAACCAAACTCCAATGAAGCACCTGAAGGAAATCTCCAAATCTTTTCTACTTCTCTAAACTTAGCACCAGCAAATGCTTTGGGATATAGTTCTCTAGATTTATCTATTAGTTCTCTTAATTCTGGCATAGACTTTCTTAATAACAAAGCTCTATGTTCTTTGATATGCATGTATCGTAATGGGTCAACAAGCATAGCATATGATTTACCTCCACCCGCAGAACCACCATATAATACATCTTGTTCTGGAGCAGATAAAAATTCTGTTTGAGGCCCTCTGTTAGGCTTGAATACTATTTTGTTTTTATCATCTTCTAGTAACTGTTTTACTTTTTGAGGTAAGTAATTATATTCATCCTCAGTAATAACAGTACCATCCTTATCTATCTTCTTAGGTTGCTCTACTTGTTCAACCTTTGATAGTACTTCTTTTTTCTTTTTTAGATTATAGCTTTTGTTTTCTAATTGCTTTCTAAGCTTTTCAATTTCTTTTTCTTTTTCTTTGACAGCTTTTCTTGAAGCAATTTTAGCCTTTTGTTCAAAGCTATAATTATATTGTCTCTTTGTCATTTCTACTTAGTAAACCATTTGACTTAGATTGATATTGTTTGTTATCTTTATCAATCATTTTTTTTAAACCCATAGCAGATAGCTTTCTACCTGTATCATGTTCTAACATCTCTACAGCATTCCTTAGAGAGTAAGCACCTTTTTTAACATGTTCCTTAGCTTTGTTTAAAGCTTCGAGTTGTTCAGGTACTTCTTCAAGTGTTTTATTATCAGAGTTTAATTTATATCCAAATGGAATAGTAGAACTATTACGTCTGTTCATCATTGTCTACATCTTCCGCATTAACATCTATTAATGTTTTCTTTTCTGGCAACAAAAATATACCACCGATAGCTGTGTGAGTAACATCTAACTTATCTCTCTTAGCTATACCTACTCTGTCTAACAATGTTTGTGCTGCCTGTAGCTTTGCACTTACTTGTGGTATAGGGTCATCACTATCAAGAATGTCTACCAGTTTCTGTGAAGCCTTTGGAGCAGAGGTTGCTAGAATCTTATTTGCTACATCTATGATTTCTTCTTTTAAGGAATCTACGACATGAGACTGCGAAGTCTCTTGATACCCTGCAATCTGTAGGGCTTGTTTAATGTTACCCTTTGCCGAGCCTCCTAGGGCCTCTAGAAAGGCCTTTTGTTGGTCTGTTAGCTTTCTCTTGGTATTGCTATCAGGTAGATAATTATTATTCATATGTTTATTATAACAAGTTTACATCTAGTTGACAACAGAAATATTTTTTATTTTAGAGTTGACAATTGTAAATAAGTTGGTATAATCTAATTATACCCTCCCAGGGGTGGAAGCATATATATAACACCCCGAATCAATCCATTAAGAATCTATTCAACAGGCCGAGCCTATCTGGTTTACAATCTAAATCTCTCCATTTTGTATAAGCAGTATATACACTACCACGCCTACCCCCCTAGCCACCTATGTACCCCCTTTGTTCTCTTTCAACTCTAGCTAGAAATTATATAAAGCTATTTAATAATCTTTTTAGTTCTCTAAAGATTTAAAAATATTATCTAGTTTACAGTTCTAGTAAGAATATTTGAGAATATAAAATATACTTTCAAATACTTTTCATAATCTCCCAAAACCTAAGCAACAACAACACAAAGTAATCATTTCAATATATCTTTTAAGCCCTCCAACAATCTCAATTATTAGCTTTAAATATCCAATTAAACACGCCTGACTTGTTCACACAAATATTAAAATAATTTAATTATTATCTTGCTTTTTGTTTTATTTTATTTCAGGCACTTTTTAGAAATTTTCCTTACATTATTAAGCTTATTAACTGATTTATTATTTATTTAATAAATCTTATTGTTCTTGTTTTGTTCCTGTGGTCATATTTGTCGCACATATTAAAATCCTTTATTTATTAGCTTTTATTTTTTAATTATTTTAAATTATTTTGTATTTGCCTTAATTACGCCTTAATTGTTTGAGAAAAGCTGATTATGGAAATAAATAAAACAAATTATAAATTTTACTTTAAGAAT